CTTCTTATTGAGGCAGTTAAAGAACAGTCAGCAGAGATTGCTGCGCTCAAGGAGCAAGTAAAATAACTTAAGGGTTAATACATGGCGACTACTATTTCGGGCACAACTGTTACCTTTACTGATGGCTCTACTTGGGGTGGGGCTAATGGGGCCCTGACTCCAGCCCCTAATACGGTTAGAACAGATACTTCGTTTAACATAGGGCATCTCATATTGGCTAATACTATTTTTAATGCAAACACTACGGGGTATGAAGCTGGAAGTTTTTGGCTTTTTGCTTTAAATATGACTAATCAAGGGTACTACTCTGCAGGCCTTGGTTTTCCAGCAGGAACTTACCCTAAAGTACCTAAAGTAAACAACCTTATTGCTTATAATGACGCTCGTCACGGAAGTCAATCCTATTTTATAATAGGAGGAACTAATGATTTAGCTGGTTCATGGCGTGCTAGGGGCATGGCTTGTGGAGCAGGTATAAACCAAATAAATGGTTTTTTTGTTTTATTGGAGCGTGTTGCATAATGGCTTTCACTTTATCAGGAACAACTTTAACCGCAAATAACGGTTCATCATATACTTCAATACCCACAGCTGCAGCTATTGGCGGTAATTACTCTATTGGGTATGCAGTTGGTGCTTTTGTAATGTCTATCCAAGTAAATCCAAAAACACCTCAATCTTACGTGAATGACTCCGTTGCCGTAAACGAAGTTGCTGGGTTTCTAGTTCCTTGGCCTACCTGGTATTGGAACTACGTTCAAGGAGGAGGGCCATTTGCCAATACTTCTGTAACTGGTTTTATCACATCAGTATCTAGCGTAGTTAACTTTCCTGCAACTAACACCAACTACACAGCTATACCTGGTGTATGGAGAGCTTCTGGCTGGACAGGTGATGCTGACTACATTGACGAGCAGTACTTCTACCAGTTGTTTAGGAGAGTTGCATGAGTATGACAGTAGACGGTAACTTTATTACCTACAATGATGGAACTAAACAACAGTCTGCAAATTTTAGAGTTTTGGACGGCAATACCGCTCACAATGCTACTAACTATGCAATTGGAACATACCTACTTATAGACACAAAGCACTACAACAGTAGAACAAGCCCTATACCACTAGATGGGTGGGGAAGATTTTACACTGGACCAACTCTAATGACCTCACCAGCTGGCCCAACATTTTATGGTGCTCAAGCTTTACTGTACAATGGAAGTATTGGACATTTACAGGCCGCTGCTGCCTCTGGAGCATCTGGTGGAACAGTATTATCGGGCACATGGGTTTCAAGAGGGTCTGGACTATCCCAGGCTTTTGTAGTACGAGTAGCATAGGAGAATAAAATGGAAAACAATCCACTAAGTAATGTAAGAGATGTAAAGCGTCTAATTGATGGCTCAGACCAACGTTTCCAATGCACAGTAGATTTAACTTTAAACGGAGTAACAGAAACGGTTGGCTACATTGCAGACAAAGACGATATTGCTGAAACAGGTCAGTGGGTATACGCACAGATTATGAGCGGTGATGCTGGGGAAATTGAGGACTACGCACCTCCTGCTCCACCTACTGAAGAGTACCTAGCTGAGATGGCACGAAATGAGCGTGGAGCCTTGCTAAGGCATCTAGATACAGTCCTTACTAACCCACTTCGTTGGGCTAGCTATAGCGAAGAACAACAAGCGGTTATTGCTAAATACCGTCAAGATTTACTAGACATTACAGACCAAGAAGGCTTTCCTACTAATATAGTATGGCCTCAATCACCAATAGGATAAGGAACACAAAATGTCAGAAGAGACAGCAGACCACACACACGAAGAAGCATCACCAAAGCCACTAACAGGTTTTGGAGTTTTTATTGGAGCAGATGGTGGAATCATTCTTGAGAGAAACCCATCTATCCTCAATGTTGAAGTAGACCACGAAGCAAATCTTGCTGAGGTACGCCGTGCTGTTTCTGAGATTCTTATGGACCTTCAGGCACAGACCGCTGCTGAATACACTGTTATGAAAATGCTCAGTTTTGAACAAGCAAAGGCTGCAGCTCCTCAAGAACAGCAGTAATTTTAGCCTCACAATAAGACCGCTTACTGAGACAATATCTCAGAGTATTTCCCCTGTTTTGTGATAGGAACTAATAGATGTCAATTGTTGGAGTAACGGCTTCTAGCCGTAGGCAAGTACCTAACGCTCCAACAATTGGCACAGCTACAGATGTAGGAACCTCTCGTGCCTATAACAACGGCGCAGCAACAGTTACCTTTACCCCAAGTCCTGTTGGTTTTGAAGCAACCTCTTATACAGCAACCTCTAGCCCTGGCGGTTACACCGCTACAGGGGCTTCTTCTCCTTTAACTGTTACAGGTTTGCAATCTAACGTTGCCTATACATTTACGGTAACTGCTACAAACTTTGTTGGAACTAGTTCAGCGTCTAGCGCATCAAACAGCATCACTGCAACTACAGTCCCACAGGCTCCAACAATCGGTACTCCTACCCTTGCAGATGGTCAGGCATATACTGGCTCTGCAAACATCGGTGTTGTTTTTACTGCAGGTGCAACTGGTGGAAAAGCAATTACTACCTTTACAGCGACCTCTTCTAGCACCACTGCTGTATCTGGAGCATCATCTCCTATAACAGTTTCTGACACCGTAGGAACTCCAAGAACCTACACTGTTACAGCTTCTAACGCTAACGGAACAAGCCTTGCCTCTTCTGCAAGTTCGTCCATTACCCCATCATCTGTGCCTCAAGCACCAACCATTACTTCAGTGAACAATGTGGGTGGACAGCCCGCAAACGCACCCCAAGCAAGCGTTGCTTTTACTGCTAACGCTACAGGTGGCGCAACAATTACTTCATACAAAGTTACCTCTTCTAGCGGTGCCTTTAACACAGGAACAACATCACCTATTGTTGTAACCGAGTCTGGAACAAACACTTACACCTATACAGTTACAGCAACTAACGGACGAGGAACGTCTCTTGCATCAGCAGGTGTTAGCGGATTTATTGCTGCAGTCCCTACTCCTCCAACTTCTTTGGCTTTATCAAACGTAACTGGAATTGCATACGGCTCTAATCCTCAATTTACTTTAACTTTTGTTGCTCCAACAAGTAATGGTGGTTCAGCAATTACCTCTTACAAGTACTCCACAAATGGCGGAACTACTTACATAACTGCACCAGGAACAACAAGTCCTATGACTCTGACAACTCAGAGCACTAGCGGAACGCCAGCATTTGTAGCAGGTACTTCGTACTCCGTTATCTTAAGAGCAGTTAACGGAAACGGTGACGGTCAACCCTCAACAGCAAGTAACTCACAAACAGCTGCAACCATTCCTAGCACTCCTACATTTACTCTTTCTAGCACTGGTGCAACAAATATTACTGGCACATACTCTTACAACACTGGTGGGCAAGCTGTTACCTCATACTCTTCAACAATAACCCCTACTATTTCTCCAACAATTGGAGGAACAAGTCCTGTAGGAAATACTTCTGGAGCTTTAACATACACAGCTAACTATGTACAGGGAACCACATACACCGTACCACTCAGCATCACTAACCCAATGGGAACTGCAACTGCAACTTCTCAGACCATCATTCCTTATGCGGCTACAGTCCCAAGTGCTCCTGCAAGTTTAAGCGCAGCAGTATCAAACACAACAACGGTTACCTTAACTTATGGAGCAATCTCTCAAAATGGTTCAGCACTTACTGCTTGGACTGGAAGCGGAACAAGTACAGGAGACATTGTCTCTAGCCCTGCAATCAACCTGACTTATTCTGGTACACCTAGCACAGCAGGTGGAACCGTCTCAGTAACAGGCGCTTTTGCTGCAACACAGTCTTACACATTTTCTTTAAGAGCACGTAACAGCGTTGGAGCAGGAACAACTGCAACTTCTGGAAGTGTTGTTCCACTTCCTGCTATTACAGATAACTTTAACCGAACAGGCGCAAGTTTAGGAACTACCTCTTCAGGAAGTGCGTGGACAGCTCACTCTGGAGCATGGTTTACAAATGGAACTAAAGCAGTTTCATCGTCCACAGGTGTTGCCTCTGTATCTTTTGGCAACAATAGCGCAACAGTAACTGCCGATGTAACAAATGGTTATGGAGTTGCGTGGTGGGTAACGGGCAGTGGTTCTTACTACAGCTCTTACTACCAGCAATACACCTATACCTACTCAACAGGTGCAAACTACTGTACCGACTGTACCTATAGAAACTACTCTTGTACTAATGGTGTTTCGTACTCTTGTCCAGCAGGCCAATATCAATTTAATGGTCAGTGTTACACATGTAGCTCTGGAACTTTCTCTTTTCCTAATTGCTACTCTTGCACTGCTGGAACTCCAGTCTGTCCTTCTGGTTACACAGATGTAAGCGGTACTTGTTATCAGTGTTCAAGCGGCACCCTAACAACAGTAAACGGAGTACAAAAATGTGCTACGTATGCTGGTCAAGTAGGAAACGGAATCTACTCTTACTACGGCTCTGCCACTACTTACTCATCTACTGTTTCTACAAGGTACTGTACAGCCGCAGATGGTGCAAACATATACAATAGCTGTCCGTATGCTTGGGAAGGAAATTGTAGAGCAGACGCTACAGGAACTACTTGTTCTACAAGCTGTCCTAGCGGAGGAGTAACTAGCACTGCTACAGGTAGCACCTGTTATTATTGCTCAGTCGGAGTGAACGGACCTAACCCATCAACAGGTTCTGGTTCAGTTGCTTCTTGTTACACAGAGGGTACTACCGCCTCTTACACGTACAGCGACCCTACTACAACAGCTAAGGTTGCTCCAGCTGCTGGAACATACCCTAACTGTAACTATGGAACTACTTCGGTTAGCGCGGTTTATCAAGGACAAGCAACTTCTACAACTATTACAACAGGTCTTGGAACTTATCCAAACTGTACTTACGGCTCAACATACAGCGACTCAACAGCAGCGGCTGTAGCTGCATACCCAACTTGCGGTTGCCTTGCAGACACTACTACCAGAACAAAACTTTCTGGAGGAGTTGCTGTAACACCGACAGCTACCGCTACTGGGGATAGAATCATTACTGGAGGAACAACTGGTGAGCTACTTGCTTCAGTCCCAACCAAGATTACAGCGGTAGTAAGTGCTGCAGGTTCTTGGACTGTTTATGCGTATAATTCAGGTGGTACACAGATTTACACTACCTCTGGAACAGGTACCCCAGTAGGAAACTATGGTATATTTTTAGGCACAAGCACAATAGCCACTGGAACAGGCGTAGACAACTTCTCAGTATCATAATAGGAGCATAATGAGCGACAAACCACGTAATGCACGTCCATGGGATTTATTCAACAAAAACCTTGGGCGAGTTCAAACAACTATTGCAGAAGAACGTTACGAAATTTGTTCTGCCTGCCCTGAGCTCATTAAGCTAACAGGACAGTGCAAAAACTGTGGCTGTTTTATGCAAGCAAAAGTAAAGCTTCCAAATGCATTTTGTCCGTTAGATAAGTGGCAAGCAGTATCAATTAGCTACACAGAAGACCAATCAGAAGAGGACGCAAAATGACAGAAGTATTTAACCCAGAACAACCTCTACCACCAAAGCGTGTTGCGTTTGTAATTGACGGAGTTATTCAAGATATTCTTCATACAGATGAACGTTTAGCAGCAATCTTGTTAAGTGAGCCATTGACTGTAGATGTCTCAAATGAACCAGAAAGCGTAGTTCCTGGAATGACTTACCCTTTTGAGACGTCAGAAGCTTAGCCCACTTTAGTCTCGTCTTTAAGAGATAATCCTCGTATGCGTGGAAACAAAGTACAGGGACGTTTCAAAATTGACTTTGAGAGTAAGTCAATGGATGAAGGCATTGTTGATGACCTTCGTGACCCTGTTGGTACCACAGTCGCCTGGTGGGTTTGGGACCAAGTCTATTTAGATACAAACCCAACCTTGGTTGTTGATGACATCTATGATGTATCAAGTACTACTCCAGGAGAAGGACGTCGTTGGAAAACTCCATTTGATTTACCAGTTATCATGGCGCAACAAATGCGTTCTACAAACATCATGAACGAACGAGGCTTCTACGTTACAGACACTTTGCGTCTAGTTGTATCCGTTTCTGACATTAACCTTCTTTTACCAGCACTGGTTACAGACCCAACAACCCATATTAAAGACAGGGTTGTTTTTCAAGATAAAGCTTTTGTTCCTACACGAGTTATGCCACGTGGTCGCTACAAAGAGCGCTATTCTGTGGTTACCATTGACTGCAACCAGGTTAACTCCGAAGAGCTGGTCAATGACCCTCAGTTCCAGTTCCTTAGTAAATAGAAAGGTAAGACATGTCAGAGTTTGAAGACGATATTTTAGAAGATGATATTGACTTTGAAGAGTTTGAGCCTGAGCTAGATGAAGACTTATTTGACGAAGAGTTTGACTTTGAAGATGACGACGAAGAAGAGGAAGACTAATGCCAAAAGCACCAGCACCTAAAAAAGGTAACGGAAAAGTAG